CTGGTATATCCTTTTCAGGAAAAAGAAAATACGTTCGATGCTCATAAACCTCCTTTAATACTACGTCTCTGTCATAGCCTGATACATCTATAGTTAAATGAAGGGCTCTTAAAAAAGCAGTGACGTGACACCTAATCATATCATGAAAACCTCCGAATTGCTTAACAAAACCATATCTAGGCCAATGATTTTTAAAGTCATTGCAATGGTCTTTCATTCGGTGATTCTGTTCATCAAAATAAAATTTTTGGTGTATTAAAAATGGTAATTCAGGATTAAAAATTGTTCTTAGTTTATCATTTTGTAAATCTTCTAATGGAAGATATTCATCTTTAGCAAATACACTCCAAAGTGGGGTGTGACAACGAGACAACTCCTCTGTAAATATAGGATCTACTAAGAGTGATTGTTTGTCCTTAAAACCCATTGAAGAATAAGGTTTACCTACAGATGTTGACATATTTATATCGTATATGGTCGTAAAGGCCTGTCCGTGTTGATAGTCAAACATTTGTTTAGTAAACTCACCAGCTAATCCCCATAAAAGGTCAGTTGGTCGTTCTAAAATTGGTTTATCACATTTATCTAAAGATTTTTTAAACCTATCTTGTGTGTGAATTGATCTAGCGTATTCCATTAACGGCTCTATAGAAATGTCTCCAGTTTCCTGAATATATTCCCTATATATGGGGTCATATGGTGAAGTAGTTTGCTCTTTAATCCCTCCAGATTGAAGGGAAACAGCCCTACCCAAATTACGCATATTTTTAAATTTCAATGATGTTTCGGCCATTGGATAATAGCCTCGAATCAAAGGATGAAGCTTCCCTGTGGGAGTCCTTTTTACAAAAGACTCTTTTTTGAGGGGGAGAGTAAACCCCCACTCTAAAAAGCCGCATCTACAAAATTAAGAAAATGCTCAACCGAAAAAGCTACAAATGTATTACGAGTACCTTTAGTTCCAATATGCATTCCAACTGCATGGTTTTCACCATTCGTTATAATTGCACCACACGTTCCTTCCAAAGAATTGTAAGTTGCATCAGATTGCTCTGTAGCTATACCCTGAAGATTACCTGCGGAATAAAAAACTCCTTGTGGTGAATCAGGATGCACAAAAGTGCAAGCTATTTGAGTTGACACACGCTTTCCAAAAATTGGATCAATTTGAACAGTTTTTGCAAACTGAACTAATCTATCGTGTTGAGAAAATACAAGGTCATCATCTTTACGAGCTGATCCAATTTTCAATTTAAGTTCTTTCAAAGGAAGAATTAATAATTGAGTTGAAGACACGAAAGTAAACTCCGTTTCTTGATTCGATTCATCAAAAAAATGACGAGGAAAACAAACATAAGTTTGACTATCATGCTTCACAACAGAAGCATTACCAAGAAAATGATTAGTTAAATTCACTTTATGTTTTGCTTCAGGATGAGCTCCTTTATAGACTACA